ATCACGTCTGTAATGAGGCTGAGTGCGAATGGAGCATATGGCGATCATGCTGCCAATTGCTGCGGCTCCGCATAAAACGGGAAGACCTTGAGCGCACTTCCCGGGGTGCAGTTGATTACTTCGATCCCGCGCTTCGTCATCTCTGGCGCAAGAGCCTCAAAGTTCTTCAGCCATCGTCCATACATTGATTCGCCGTGATTCCTTAGCGGCGATACATGCACGCCGTGCCAGTGATGCTTGTTGTCAATGCTTTTCATATCGAATCCGTACAAGCTGATCTTCTTCGCTCCGGCCAAGGCAGCGATGCAGATCGCCTGATAGCCGGAGTTACTGCCACTGCGAACTTTTGTTGGATCGTCAGTAAAGCCGCTCGTGCCGGCCTTGTCATTTCCAAGCATCAGCAGTTCGGGCTTGAAGTTCGGCTCGATCGTAACCTTCAAGCCCTGAAATCCCTTCGCGTGTTTCCAGTGCCTATCCCACCACATACCGTCTGCTGCATAGAGCATGTCGGCCCACGGCGCTAGTTGAAACGTCGTGTTGATCGCGATCGTTCGCACCGCGCTACGCCCTACACGATCCGCAATCTCTTGTGACATCGAGGGACCGCTGGCAAGGATGGCGACGTGCTCGCCGGGCCACATCTTCGGCACCGACCAGTATTTCATTGTCACGATTCGACCTCTATCTTGCAGTGCATCTGGTTAGTGCTTTGAGCGAATACAACGCGCAGTCTGGTCGCCGTAAAGGTCGCTTTGACTGGAGCGAAACTACGGACTTGACCGCTGACCGATACCGCAGCCGTGAACTTCTGCGCCTGATCTGACCTGTACGAAACCGTCGAAGAAGCATCGACTCGAGCATTAAAGTCGAAACCGGCTTGACTTACTCCGTTGAAGGCAAAGAATGATTCGCTATCAACTCTCGCTGTAAAGCGCTGTCCGTCCTGAAAGAAACTGACCGCAAACTTCGCCGGCTTCGGAATTCGCCTCGGTTCCGGCTTCGGTTCGCGGAACAGAATGACGCCACGGTCACCACCACCTCCCGTTGCAGGCGGTTCTGGTGGAACAACCAGCGACTCCGGCAGCGGCAGGTTGACAATTACCGGCTGCGGCTGCTCGACGTTGTACTGATCCTGCGCAAAGAACTGACGGAACGCCGGGCTCGTCAGTGCGACGTCCGAAATCAATTGCCGATAAAACTGTGGCCCGGCCTGTTCCTGATCCTCCTGCGGTGCTGCAAATAGCGCTGGCCCAAGTGCAGGTGCCAGTAACGGCGCAAAGTAGGCTCGGTTGAATAGCGGTTGAACCTGTTCCCGCGATTCTTCGGGCGCGGCCTTTAGTGGCCTCGGAATCGGTTGATCTACTGCGGGCCAGTACTGCCTAGCAAACCACGGCTGCGCTTGTTCTAAGCCATCCTGTGGCCCCGCAGCGATAGTCCTGATCGGGACGGGAGCAAAGAACGCCCGATCGAACCCCGGTTGACTCTGTTCCTCGCTTTCTTGCGGTCCGGCGCTAAATTGCCGGATGGTTATCTCGTCTGCGAGCGCGCTTGCCGGAGCCTGCCCAAAAATGACCGGCTGGATTTGCTCCGTGCTTTCTTCTGGTCCCGCGCTGAATTGCCGGACCGTTACCTCATCAGAGACAGCACTGGCCGGCTCCTGTCCAAATACAACCGGCTGAGTCTGTTCGGGGCTTTCCTGCGGTCCTGCGCTAAATGCCCGTGGTCTTACATCGAACTGCGTCGCCGCGATGAACCGTGTGGCCTCGCTGCCCCAGAACTGCGCCGATTCGCTCGGCTGATCCTCGTCTCGAGCGGTAAGAAACGGCTGACTTGGCGGAGACGGTAACGGCTGCTGTCCAAAGACAAGCGGCTGAACTTGCTCCGGACTTTCCTGCTGTGGCGTTACCTTGAACGGCCGGGGCGGTACGTTGAACTGCGTCGCAGCGATAAACAGGTCCGCATTCGCGTTCCAGATCGTCGCGGCTTGACTGCCTTGCTGCAGTTCTCCCGCCGTCCATATCGGCTTACCGGCCGGGCTTGGTAATGGTTGCTGCCCAAACAGGAACGGCGCAGTCTGTTCCGGGCTTTCCTGTGGCGGAACAGTCCAAGGCTTAAAGGCCGGCGCCGGACGTGGCGTCTGTCCACTGAATGCCGGCTGCGCCTGCTCTTGTGCCTCTTGCGATCCAACTGCGATCGGATTACGAGGCGGAATACCCGCAACGACTGGCGCTGGATAAGGTCGATTGAAGAACGACGGCCGGTCTAGTTCTTCCTGCGGTGCTACAAAGTACTGTGGTCTATTCGGTGGCCCTCCTGCCACCTGCACGAATACCGTGCCCGATGCCTTGAAAAACCGCGCCGACTGATCGGCCTGCGCAATGGCAACCGCATGCTGCCCAAACGTTATTTCTGTCGCTTGCGGATGCGGCTGCGCTTCCGGTTCGAATACCAGCCGAGAAAATCGTGGCTGGACATGCTCAATTCTTTCTTGCTCGGCAACGAAATAGTGAGGCTTACCAAGCGCCTCATCGGGTGCCGCTGATACCAGCAGCGCGGCAGCAGATGCCCAAAAAAGCGCGCTACCGGCAAATCCAACCAGATTGCCTACATGGGCCGCACCTTGACCATTTACAAATTGAGCGGGACGCTGTGGAGGCTGCGCAGGCGCTGCGGCATCCGCCTGCGCCAATGGCAGCGGTTGATATAGCCAACCGCTCATTAAGCGACCTTCCTAATGCTCCAAGTGACGGTGATGGTTCCTGCGATTGCGTCCAGCGTTACATCCCATCCGTGCATAAGCACGAGTGAGGGTAGTACGAATATGGGCGGCGATTGCGGCCCGACTAAATTCGATTGATACACGATGCGCTGCGTGTCACCAGACTGCACCTTTTCATAGACGCGAATCTGTAATTCATCGCCCGTCACCATGTCCGACACATCAAGAAACACCTGAAAAACTCCATCGCTAGTTTCTACGTCCGGTCCTGCCGTATCAGTAGTCAGCGAATGCTCTGTCGTACTGACCGCTTCACTACCAGCAAAGGCTTCAGTGATCGCCATCTATCCACTCACTGCGTAAACAACCGCCGTCATCGAACTATCCGGAGCATTAAGCCCAGCACCGCGCACATAGACGTCGGTTCCTGCTGGTGCCTCACGGATCGGCTCCTTCTCTCCGAACGCTGTCTTCGCCGCTTGCTCCGCCGTACTGCCCACACTGTATCCAATACCTTGCGCACAGATATATTTTGCAGTCGCATCGTGTGCAATATCAAAAAAGTAGCGATTCACGCTCATTGAAGTGTCATTCGAGCCGATACCCAATTGCCACCACCAAGCATCGTTGGTCAATGTGCCAAGCGAAGCTGAATAGCTGCCTAATGCGGCAGTGCCGGGAGTCACCGCTACCCCAGTTGTAGTAGCAGTCGTTGCGCCGATGGTTTGAACTTTCGTACCAACCTTGCACAACTCAGGACGATTAGGCTTGCCATATAGCCGAATCGAAAACCGAACCGTGGCGCTGGCAACTACATCTTGCACACGCGCACCGACCGCCGTTCCGGCCTTTAGAAAAAGAGGAAAGTAGTAGCAATAGGCTGAGCTTCCAGTAGCCAGGGATGGACTGTTGCTGTAAATGTTATTGATCGCAACCGACCAACTCGAACCTCCAACGCCAACGCCGGCACTAGGATCGATGAGTAAATCCGTCATCTGACGGCGTATGGTTCCGGTAGTATCCCCGAGCGAAAACGCTATAGTGATCACATAGCAATCTTCGGCGATGCCCGCGAGAATTGCCGTATCACTACCTTTCGTATGCGCGGAGCCGCCCGCCGTTAACGTGGTCGCGGCAGCATTACCTGGGTAAGTATCCGAGAAGTTATTGACCTGCCAAGTAAAATGATTGACCGGCGTGTAAAGCATCTACGTCAATCCTTGCCCGGAAACGCTGGGTCCAAACGTTTCCGGGTTCGCCACTTTCACTCTTCCCACTGAATCGTGTATGCGGACGTGCTCGCCTCAGCGCCCGCGATATTCCCGCACGCAATCTGGTTGTAAGCCGTGCCGAGCGAACCGCCAGAGACAATCCACTCACCCCCAATCGGCAAAACGATCGCGCCGCCACCGCCGAGCACATTCCAATCCACCGCGAACAAAGCCGTAGGATCAGCCGCCAACGTCGCCTGCGTGCCGTAGGTGTTGCATGAGGCGACAGGTGTTACGCCTGGATTTGAGGACGAAACTGTTAGCGCGGTGGGGGTTGCGGGCGTGTTGTTGACGCGGCCCCAGCGAGTACGGAAGCCGGTCGACGTCAGACCGCGCCCGCTCCATGAGTACATCTTGACGCGGGCCGTATTGCCTGCCGTGAGAAGCGTCAAAACAAAGTTGTCCGCCTGCGTTGCATGTGCCACCGGAGTGAACGCCCCCCGACTTGCTGCGAATTGAGCCATTTAAGTTAACTCCGAGAAGAGCCGGGAATGAAAAAAGCTCGTGGCGGTTCCGGCGTATCCAGTCCAGCAAGCTTGCGAAATTGGTCGAGCTTTACGGTTGCGTCTAACTCTTTGTCGATCTTTTTGATGAACGGCTCGCAGCCGTGCGTCATCATTCGGTGATTACAGGCTCCGCATACCGGAGCGTTACAGCGCATGCAGAAGCCGCCGCCCAACTTCCCGGCCGCATCAAGAGATTTCCAGTCCTGCATGATGATGACCGCTTGGCAGTGGGTGCAGGTTCTAACGTCGCCTTCCTGCTTGATGCCTCCGCTTGCGGTGTTGTCATTGCAGAAGTAGCCAGCGCCCTTTGTGTGCGGCGTTCCTATAAAAAGCATTTTTGATTCTCCCTACGGCAGGATGTAGATGCGTCGCCCCATCTTAGGGGCGTCGGCAACGGCCGCCGCCTGAACCTCGAACGCGATCCATGCAATCGTTCCGGCAGTGTCGGTCTCGCCGATCGTGAACGCCGCAGCATTGGTGCGCGGCTGCGTCGTCGGACGGATCAGCGTCGAGGTATACCCTCCAACCGCGTGCGTTGTTTGATCTAGAGTGCAATTCGCAATCGCTGCATAACTGTTCGTCGCCGACCAATCGCCCGCACCCATCCACAACGCTGAACCCGAAGCGGTCGGCGTGATCGCCTGCGATACATCCGTGCCGCCAACACCACTAAACGCATTGCCCACCGGAACCGGCGTCGTCTGATGCGCTCCCTCATGGATCAGCACCGCCAGCGTCTTCGCGGTCGACAATCCGGTTTGCGTTACCGATATGGTGCGGTTGCCGTTGGCATCGCCGAACGCCCACCACGCAGAAACACGACAATTTGAGGCTGTGTTCGTTTGCGCGATCTGCGTCCACGAAAGCGCCGTCCCCGAATTGGCGATGGTCAGCGCTACGCCACCGTTATCCTCTGAAATACACAACGCAACGATGACCCGCTTGCCGCCACTATCCGAGACGTCAACCGAACCGCTGGTTACGGTCTGACTAACTCCGGTTAGCAGTACCGTCCAAGTCTCGGAATAGGTGATCGCCACGCTAGAACGACTCCACCAGAATTGCCGTTGTCAACGTTTGCAGGGTCGCGACCCGCACCGAGCCTGAAGTCAGTCCAGCCGGCTTATTCGTCCCGAACGCGGTCACGACATTGCCAGCGATCGGTACGCCCGCCTTGTCGTTTCTGACTCCTCCTCCGATCGTCGCAAGCCCTTGCGGAACGCCGTTCCAGAGAACCTCAAACGTGAGCAACGGCCCACTCGGCCACGCCGCCAGCGTGTTCGCGTGCGTAAACGTCACCAGCATCTGCGTGGCGTCCGCCGCCACAGAGAAGTTGACGTTTCTCGATAGTGGCGTGTACTGCTGCGAGGGGACGTTGGCGACGATGGTCATACAACGGTCGCACTGCCTGCCGAGCTTACTGTAACGCCGTTTACAGACGCGGATAGCCACGTCAAGATCGGATTCTCTGTAAGTAGCAAGTCGTCATAACTCCATTGAGCGATTCTCAACGTCACAGCCGAATCGGCTAACTTCGTGCCTGAATTCCGTCACGATTACCGTTTGACCCTCGACGATCATGTCAACCGTGCTAATCGCGTTCGCATCAGACTTACCGACAGTTCCATCAATAATCGGGCGTCCGTCGCGGGTTAAACATCTACACCAAGTAGGTTCACCTTTTCTTGTCGCCACAGCTTTCGCAATCGAATTTGCTTGAATCACTCCGTTGATGGGTTCCCCGAATGCGACCGCCGCGAAAGAATGACGCGACAAGCGAAAATCGCTGGAAATAACATCGTCGACCGACTCGGGACGGTCCCCAGTCATCAAGTCATAAAACCCGCCGTTTAATAGCTCGGCAATGGTCTTTGCTTGCGCATTGACGGCAGTCAGGCTCAGACGAGTTTCAGCGCTCATTGATGCGCTCCGTTAAGAGTCGCATCTCTGCCGTCAGAGCCACGCTTAACGACAAGAGTCCACGCCCTCGAGACTCCGGGGCGGTCTTTCGTCACTTCGTTGCAGTGCCACGTCGAACCTGCGGTAGTGACGAAATGACCGCGCTTGTATTCCTGATCGGCTTTCCAGATTCCCTTGTGGATCAGCGTCGGAATCTCAAACTTGCTTACGAGCAGTTTGCCGCTCGTCAGTTCGAGCGACTGCACAACCGTCTGCTCATCTGCAGCGAGCGCAGAGCCTGCATCTGCAATGCCCTCCTGTATGACTTGCCACCCAGCGGCCTGAAAGTCTTTGCCTTGAATCGGATCGGTTGTGCGATACGCCTTGAGCGTCCCGCCTCTATGGTGCGCGTAGGTGCCGCGCTGGTAAGAGGCTGACTCGTCGATGCCCTCAAGGATGTCAATGTCTAGGGCGTCACGTCCCGGTATGCCGGCATCGCCTGCACGTCCGTCACGGCCATCACGTCCGGCTTTGGGCGGCGGTAATCCAGCAACCGCTTTCGTAACTTCAGCGGCGACCAGAATCCGCACCGCTTCAGGATCGACGCTAGCGCCATCCTTGCCGTCTAGGCCGTTTTTTGGTTTCGGGATAGCTCCAAGTACCTTTTCGGTAATTGCTTCGCTCAGAGCCTTGATATCGACCGCTGGCGCGTCTTTGCCGTTGATTCCGTTGCTGCCGTCTTTCCCATCCTTGCCATTAATGCCGTCCAGACCTTTTGCGCCTTGAGCTCCATCTTTGCCGTCGCGGCCAGGCGCGCCATCAATGCCTTTCTCACCCGGATTGCCCGGCGCTCCATCTTTTCCATCGCGCCCCAGTGCCCCATCCTTGCCATTTAGTCCTGGTGAGCCGGGCTCGCCGACAATTCCAATTCCGTCTTTACCCGCTGGTCCCACGGGTCCAATAGGACCGGGTTCGCCGGGATCTCCTTTGTCACCTTTTTCGCCTTTTTCCGGTGCCGGTAGAGATTTGATTTGCGATTCGATGTCATCGATTCTCCCGCGCAACGACGCGAATGCCTTCCCGATCTGATCCTTGACGACTTCCGCGACCGCCTTCAGAACCGGACCATCACGCATATTCGACATCGGCGAGTTCTTTCATCAGAAAATCATGCGCGGCGCGCTCGCGGGTTTCTTCGTCTTCTTCTTCTTCCTCGTCGTCCTCTTCGTCAGGCGGCGGGAGGGCGGCAGGCGTCAAGCTGGTGGGCGTCTCTGCTTTATCGCGGCGGTCAAGAGCCGCGAGGCTGAAGTTTTGCTGCTGCAGGTATGGCGTATCACCGCCGGCAACGGGTGGCATGTCTTCTTTGGCCCGTCCTTCGTTCGGTGCCCATATGCCAGCACCTACCGCTCTAGCGGCAGTCTCAATCCGTGCGGCCGGGTCCATGCGGACAAGTGACTCAAGGTCGAGCTCAGCGCCGTAGCCAGCATTCAGTAGTCCTAAGCCTTCGTCTAAGAGCAATTCGACGCACTCAATCAGGACTTGCAGCGTTTGCGCGTAATACTGCTGATTCAGAGCGCCGATGTTGTTGTAGCTTGGGTTTGAGCCTTGCACGCCAAGCATGTGAAGCGGAACGTGGAAACAACGGGCAACGTCTTCGACGGTCCATCGCAACTGTTCGATCATCTGCGCGTCGACGGCCGTCATGCGCATCGCTTCCCACTTGATTCCGTTTTTCAATACAGCCGTTCCGCCTTGCCCTGTGGCGCCGTAGACAGCGTCCCACTGCTCCTTCATGGTTTTCAATTGAGGGTCGGTTAGGTCACCAGGGACACTCAAAATGCCAGCCGGCCGACTCTGATTCGCGAAGAATTTTTCGCTGTCTGACTGAATCCTTAGCCCCTGCATTGCAGCTGCACCGCACGCATAAATCGGACTCACGCCGACTAGCGGATGCCAGAGCGTGACCATCGTGTCGTGAATGATTTCGCTCGCAGGAACCGCGTAGGACTCCTCTATGACGGTCGAGAGCGGATCACGCTTGATCGTGTACCAAACGTTGCCTTCTTCGGTCACTATCGGAGTTACGCAGCGCGGGTCTAGGACATACATCGCCTTGACTGTCTCGCGCCCGTCGTAACGTTTCAGAATGTAGGCGTTTCCGTATGTCAGTTTTGAGGATAGCCACTGCGATAGAAATTGAATGCGCGTCTGAAAGTCATTAGGTTTCGTTAGAACAGGGCGAAAAGCCGTGCCTCGTTCCTCAGTGACTTCGCGCCAGATGCCGCCGACTTGCTCGACTAGCTTGATTCGCAGCTTGGAAATATCTCCCGCAATCAGAGAAATGCACGTGTAGACCGCGGAGAATGCGAGCACATTTTTCGGATCACAGGCATGAATGTTTCTCTGCCATGCGCCGCTAAACGGCTCAAGGATCGTACTCAGCCACCCACCGCCGCCGCTATATGGGACAAGCGCGGAGGAGTTGTGTATCGACATGGCCGGCACGGGTGCCTTCAGCGATATTTCGAATCTGCCAATACGCATTAGTCTTCGGCTCGCATGTCGCGGCGCTTGTATAGGCCGGACTTGATGTATTTGCGTTTCGGTTTAACGGGCTTAGCTGGCCGCTTGGTCGCTTGCTTGACTGATAGCGGTTTCTCGCTCACGCGACCAATACCGAGCGCAAGAATGTCTTCTGCGTCGTCTTTGCCCGCCTCGAACTCGTCTCCGGGTCGCAGCTGCCGAGTCCCGTAGAACTGAGACTCGGTAGCCACGAGACGGACCTTGCGATCCGTCCCCATGCTTAGAAGCTCACGTCTTCGATCAACTGCACTGCTTCCGTGCGGCGCCGTGCCCAGTTTGCGAACCTTTCAGCCCGCAGACCGACCATGTTGTTTTGCCACAAGGAAACCAGCGACTGCGCTCCTGCGGACGGTGCGCTGTCCATTTGGAGCGAAGCTTGATCGCTGGCATCAATGCGAGTCGTGCCATCGTCGGCCAGAAACACTTCGTTTTGAACGATGAAGGCGATGAACCTACTCGAGCCGGTATCCGCTGGTACGTTGCCAGAAACAATGACCGGGAAGCCGAGCAATGTTCCGCCCGTCAGGCCCATTCCGGGGAAGCCGAGGATGTCTTGAGTCGTGCGCACGGTCGACAGATAAACCGCAGACCGTGGATGCATTACCCAAACGCCGGTTGAGAGATCGATATTCGCCGATGCAGCGTTGCTCAACGCAGTCGAAAGAGCGGCGGTGATGGTGGCTACTGTCGTGCCTGGATTAGGAATCGCACTCAGGCCGTTCGTGATTGACGCCGGCTGAACCGTTGCCGTACCCGCGATGGACGGATCGATGAAGCTCACATCTTCAAGTTGAGCAATCGCCGACAGTAGTTCGTCGCGCGTAGTTGCTTCGGCTTGCGGACTTGAGAACCTCACCAACTCTTGCGTCAAGACAACGATGCAGGCCATCTTGTAGAACGGGAACGTCACGGTATCGAAGTCAAGTGCTGACACCGGCTTGGACAATCCCTCTCCCACCCATCCACCGGTTGCACCGCTCGCCAGCTTCGCCATGCGAACGTTGAACGGCACGCGGCGCAGCGAAGGCATGCGGCCCAGAATCGTCCGCGGACGCAGCAGAGCAATAAACTCAGACGACAAGTCTGTGTAATTGACCAGCGGCGCGGCCCAGTTCGCATCCGTAGTAGTACCAGCTGCGACGGCGGCCTTGTAGGCCAGACCGACTTCGGGCGTATCGCGGAAATTACGCTGAATGTAGCGCTCGGTGTCCGACTCACTCCCCTTGCCGGCCATGACGGCCATACACAGGCGAGTGAAGCCCGTCCCGGGAAGTCTGTTGCTCTTGGAGAAAATGACTGATCCGGGGCGTCCGGAATCCTGACGGACACGGGAGGCGATGTCGGGATCGTTGCCCGCTTCCGACGTCACCGGAGTGGCGGTCAAAAGCAGTTTTTCGTGCCGGCGAAGATTCGAGACGTGCTTGTCCACGCCTTCGACTTCACTGGTTAGATCGTCGTATTGCTTCTGTTCGCCATCGTTAAGCGGACGGCTTTCATCGGCTGAGGCGTCCAGCAGGGATTGAATCTGCTGCATTTTGTAGGCGCGCTCGGCCTCATAGTTGCCGATCTGTTCGGCGCCTGAGGTTTTCATTCGTAATCCTTTAGAGGTTGAGGTGCCCGAGACGCCGGACGAGAGGGAAAAGACTTTCGGAATATCGCGATCAGCGAAGGTGTGCCGATCGATTACTGCTGCCCCTGACGCGGGGCTTTGATGCGATACGTCGGCTGACTTGATAGTCAGGATCGACGCTTCTGCATTGGCTGGAATGACGACAGCGGAAAGCTCTAGCCATTCCCATTGCTTGAATCGAATGCCGGCATCCTTGATGCGCTCGACTTCGATCCCCTTGAATCCGATCGACAGCCCTCGGACTAGGCCTTTTTTGATCTTTGCCCACGCCGCGTCTAGGTACGGCAGCGCAGCGTCTTGCTCAATCTTGGCTTTGATGTGAATCCCATCGGCTTTGACTTGGGCCGAGATCACGTGCCCGATGGAGTCGTCAGAACCGTTCTTGCCGTGATCCATCAGAAACGGAATCGGCAAATTGAACTTGGCGCCCTTGGGTTCCACGACGTCGCCCACGCGATCAGTCGAAGGCGTGCTGGCAATGCCCGTGATAACGCGCTGATCCTCGTCAATAGATTTGACGGTCAGCACTGACCATGAACGATTCATTTTTTACCTTCGGGATCGCTCGCCAAGATGGACATCACGAGCAGAGCAGAGGGGATTGCAATAAAAAACGGCGCTCCGTCAAGAAGCGCCGCAAGCATGTAGACCGTGGCAGCGAGGGTTACCCCAAGCTGCCAGGCCCGAAACATCAACTACGCGCGACACTCCGCTGGAGCGTATTTGCCGAGCAGAGTCGCGGCCGCTGGCGCACCCGGTTTACCGGCCGCGAAGCACGTCCAGATAATCGGAGCGGGTGGAGGCGTTCCCGCAACTAACGCCACACCATTCGACGTCGGGACCAGCACCATTACGTCAGCTGCAGCCGCCGAGACGCGCGTCGTGTATTGAATCGCGATTACGCCGGTTGCTGTCGTAACTTCCACGTCCTGCACGTTGCGCGATCCGCCGATCGGATTCGTGCAAGTGCCGGCTGCGATACAGGTTGTCGCAACGCCTGTCCGCATTCCCGATGCCAATCCACCGTTTGCGTCTGGGACTGCGTTGGAAGCATTGTCTGCAACCATGACCTTCGCTTCTGAGGCCAGAGTGAGCCCTTCCGCTACGCGCGCCCGAATAACGTAATCCTGATAAGCGGGCAAAGCGATTGCGGCCAAGATCGCAATGATCGCGACTACGATCATCAACTCGATCAAGGTAAAGCCTTTCGACTTAATCATTTAAAACTCCGTGGTTAGCGCGCCTTCTCCGAGCGACGCTAGGAAGGTGTTTTCTTATTCCGCACGCCGCATGCAAAAAAATGGGCCGCTCGAAAGCGACCCAAATTCCTAACACGCGGAGTAAAACTCGTTACACGAAATGCAACTCGTAATTAGGCGGTGCTGTTGCGGCGCTTGGCATTACGCCGAAAGCGTTCGCAAGTGCAGTCATGCCGTCGATTCGACCTCTCGCCTTTTCTTTGTCCAGCTTGCGCGCGCCCGATTGGCCGGTAACGACCGCGTTGCCCGCGCACATATTCATGATGTAGTGGTTACCGTGCCGCAGTTCCCCGTTCACGGCTTTGACTTCAAGTTCCCGAAGAGCGGGCGTCATACTCAGCGTGCCTTGCCCAAACTCGATGAACTTCGCTAGTTCGGCATCACTGAAATTTGCCTTTACGAGCCACGGTCTGAGAAAACGCATCAACGCACGGTCAAACCCTACCGCTTGGACGTCGGCAGCATCAAAAACGCCCCGCAAGAATTCAGCCACAAACTCGTACTGGACTGCGCGTCCGGGCGTAGTGTTCAATAAACCATCTTTCGCCAGCATGTCCCAAGGAACGTGATCGTGCTTTGCCTTCTGCGCAAGCCCTTCCGCCGGAAGCCAAAAGGTCGGATTGATACTGAAATCTTCGGCGTCAACGGATACCAGCGCGGTTAAATCGCTGACCATCGCCAAGTCAAGACCGAGATAGATTTTTCGGCCTGCAATCGGCGTCGGCGTTCCTGCGTTCCTCGCCCATACCGCCTTTGTCATGAACGGGTTTGAGGACTCCACCCGCTGATTAAGGCTCAACTGCCGGAACTCGGGCTCATTGGCCGGCATGGTCAAGGCGTTGCGGGACTCCATTTCCAAGTCCGAAATTGCCTTGAATATCCCCATCGCCGGGTTCGCTGCGGCCCATGCCTTACGGTCATCAAGCTCGCAATCCTCCGGCGCCATGTAGACGTGAGAAACAATGCGTGGATCGGGCGATGTTTCCTGCGTGTCCAACCAGATCGAAAACAGGTCGTGATCGGTAGGGGCTTGCGTAGAAATTGCAATGAGTAGCGGATTCTCGTAAGCGCCCTGCGCCGTCGTAATGGCTGAGATGAACTTGTCCCGTGGCCCCTCGACTTGCCCTACTTCGTCCAGAATCGCCAGCACTGGCGACAGTCCGTAAGCCGTTTTGCCTTCCGCCGATAGCGCCTTGTAATGTACGTTTTTCTTTAATCCAATCAACCGCTTACCGCTCGGCACAATCCGCACCTTCTTGCTTAGGACTGGTGACAGATTCACCATTTGTTCGGCCAACTCGAACAGCAAGCCAGCCTGATCCCGCGACTGAGCGCCGCTGACGATCTGCGTGTTCTGCTTGGCTTCCGGCCCCGCGATGTGCGCTAGCAGCAAAGCTGCAATCAGCGCGGTCTTTCCGTTCTTTCGGGCAAGCGACAGGTAGGCGCGGCGGGTAACGAACGGATTGTCGTAAACATCCCGAATAAACCGCTTCTGGAACTCCTCCAGAATCAACGGCTTGCCGACTTTATCGCCGGACGGGATCAGGCAGTATTTCTCGATGAACGCGATGACGTCATCGGCGCGGGTAGGCATCAAGCTAGCAGGCGGTCGTCCTCGCTATCGACCGATTCCGCTGCGAGGCTTTCGGCTTGCCGCTCGAGCCGGCGCCGCTCTGCAGCATTGGCCGCGTTCCCTACGCCACCCAGACGCAACGTCCGGAGCAAGGCCATCTCGCGCTTGCACAACAATCCGACCACGCTCAGGCGAGGGCTAACGACGTCTTGCTTTTGTCCACCTGTCCCTATCGTCCCCTCGGTTTCAAGTAGGGCTGACTCGGTTTCAATATCGGCCTGAGTCCTAGCTAACTGTGCAGCTACCACCAGGTCAACCTCGGTCCAGTCATCGCGCGCCCGCTGGCGAATGATCGCGTCCCAAAACGGCATATCCCACGGCCGCAGCTTCACATGCGCCGGAGGCTCGGGCGGACCCTTAACGACATCTTCCATCAGCTTGATGGTCTGCTCGATCGAGTCAGTACGAGGGCGGCGGGGTCTTTTCACGGGGAGTCGAAAATAGGGTTAAAAAAGAGG